TTCCTCATCGATAACGGCATCCGATTCCATGAGAAGCTGACAATCCATGAGGACGGATTCTTCAATGTGCTGGTGTATGCCCTTGCAAGGAATCGGGAGAAGAAGATTGCGACCCCCATCTACACATGGGCATGGAATCCGAACAGCGTAGTTCGGAAAGACAAGTCAGCAGACTATGTCCTCGATACCTATGATCATCTGATGCGTCAGCGGATGGCACTTACCGAGGAGATGATCAAACGCCAGCGTTCGGAAGACCTGATCGTTACTGTTGTGAAGACCGTATGCGATGCCTACTATGACTTCCAGCAGCACGAATGGAGGACACAGAAGAATAAGTCCAAGCGTGAACGGGCAGAAAGATGGTTCTGTGCTTACCTCAAGCGGTATGCCGGGATTTACGCAAAAGCAGATCTGAAGGTGATCAGCGGACTTGCGAACATTGCCCGTGGACGGGTCATCATGAAGAACGCCATGCTGATCGAGTCCGAAACCTTGAAGGATTGGTTGGAACACATCATGCGTGATGTCCGGCCTATTCCGGTGGAAGAACAGAATGTTTAAGGCTTACTGCCTTTGACATACGTCAGAGAAGACGTTAATCGCATGAATAGTCAGAGAAGACTTAAATCGCAAAGGAGACATTAACAATGGCTAATGAACTTACGGAGAACACGAATACTAATACCCAGGAACAGAAACCCGAATCCACTACTGATACTGCTTCCCTTGAAGCCAGGATCAAGCAGTTGGAGAGCGACAACGCAAAGCTGCGTCAGGCGAACACCAATGCTTCTGCTGATGCTTCCAAGTGGAAGAAGCAGTACCAGGACAAACTGTCGGATGAGGAAAAGGCGAAGGCTGAAAGGGACGAACAGGACGCTGCCCTGAGAACTGAACTTGAAACCCTTCGCAAGGAAAAGAATATCGCCAGCTACAAGGGCATCCTCGTTGCCAATGACATTGGCATGGATGCCGAGATCGCCGGAGCTGTTGCGGAAGCACTGAATGCCGGTGAGTTTGACAAGGTTTTCGATGGGATCCGCAGGTTTATTGCATCCCATGACAAGGCAATGGCTGAGAAGGCCATGCTGAACAATCCCAAACTGCCCGGTGGTTCTTCCACCAAGACGGTAACACAGGAAGAGTTCAACAACATGGGATATAGAGAGATGCTTCAGTTCAAAACTGAACATCCCGACCTGTACGCTGAGTACACCAAATAAATCAAAGGAGTTGAATCCAAATGGGTGAAACCACAAAACTGGCCAACCTGATTGACCCGGAGGTACTGGCCAATTACATCGACAAGAAACTGATCGACAAGATCGTGTTTGCCCCCCTGGCCGAAGTGGATACCACGCTGGTCGGTGCTCCCGGTGACACGATCAAGTTCCCGTCCTATTCCTACATCGGTGCTGCGGATGACCTGACCGAAGGCTCTGCCATCAGCACTGTCAGCCTGAATGCGTCCAGCGTCAGCGTGGCCATCAAGGAAGCTGGCAAGGGTGTTGAAATCACCGATAAGGCCATCCTGAGTGCCTACGGTGACCCCGTGGAAGAGATCGCTTCTCAGCTGCTGAAGAGCATGGCTGACAAGGTCGATATCGACTTCCTGGCCACCATGAACAGTGCTGCTTCCACCATGACCGTTTCCGGCGTTTCCACCGTGCTGGACATCAGCAATTCCCTGGAAAAGTTCGGCGAAGACATCGATGGTCAGAAGGCTCTGCTCGTTCCCCCGGCTCTGTACACCAAGATCCGGAACACCAAGGATTGGGCTCCGGCTTCCGAGTTCGCTGCCGGTGCTCTGGTGCGTGGTGCTGTTGGACAGCTGTTCGGCTGCGACATCATGGTCAGCAACCGCCTGACCACATCCGGCAATGCGTACATCGTGAAACCCGGTGCTCTGCGTCTGATCCTGAAGCGGGATACGCTGCTTGAAGCGGATCGTGACATCCTTCGCCGGGTGAACGTGTACACTGCCACGAAGCACTTCGTGACCTACCTGTACAACGAATCCGGCCTGATCAAACTGACCGCTTAATCATGGGGGTGTAAGCATAATATGGGTATGCTGATGCATCACACATGGCTGAAGCAGCAGGAACAGAAGAAACCTGTAAAGCCGGTGGAAACTGCTCCTGTTGCTGAAGCGGTACAGGAAAAACCCGAACTTCCGAAACCGAGAGAGCCTGTCGCAAGACGGGAAACCGGTCGGAAGGGCGTAAAACGCAGATAACCAATGGGAGGTAGACGGAAATGACCGATGCAGAAAAGATTCTGATGGTGAAAGCTCTCGTGATGAACGACAGCCAAGCTACGGACGAGGTGTGTTCCGTCTACCTCTCTTTGGCAGCAAGTAAGATGTTGGAACGTCTGTATCCGTATGATACCGCAAAGGGAGCTGGCGATCTTCCGGATCGGTACGATACGCTGCAATGTGAGCTTGCAAGCAGATTGTTCCTGCGTAGGGGCAGCGAAGGTGAAAGCAACCACGAAGAAAACGGTGTGAACCGTACCTACGGAACTGTGGACGATGAGGACATCCTGTCCCGTCTGACCCCGTTTGCGAAGGTTGGTGGTTGAAATGCGTGTTCTTGAACGCAACAAAAAGGATTTGTGGTTTGCGAATCCTACAGGCTGGGTATACGCAGTAGACAGTAATGGATTCAAGACCGGTGAAAAGACAATCACCTACGGCACTCCTGTTCAAACACGGATGTCGATGGCGATTTCATCCGGTGCGAACAACCTGGGAAGCCAAGGTATGGCAGAACTCGAACCCTACGGTATTACTACCGGCTATACACATAGGGCGGTTACCGAGGACATGAACTGTGAGATGTATGAAGAGTCTCACGTATGGTACGGAATAGAACCGACCCGTGAAGTGGAGAAGGATGGGAAAATCGTTACGGAAGCCGTGCCTTATAACTTCGTGGTTGTGAGACGGAGTCCGAGTCTGAACCATGTGATCTACTACCTCAAGGAAGTGGATGTGCAGTGAAAATCAGCATATCGCTTTCAACGGAATCCATCGAGAGTGCTATTTCCAAGCTTCAGGATATCAAAGATAACCTTGAAGACGGATTGGAGCAGTTGGTTACTGTCCTCGCAGAGGAAGGAGCGGATACTGCCCAATTGCACTACGGGGATTGGAACGTTAGCGTTACGCCTGTGCCGGAAGGGAAATCAGCATCCATCGTTGTGGCTGGTGATTATCCGCTGATGGCTGAGTTCGGAGCCGGTGATGATGTTGTCGCAGAAGGATTTGAGAAAATTCCTACTGTTGTACGTCCGGCATCCTATTCCGAACAACACGCACAGCAGTATGCGACATACGGCTATTGGTACTTCGGCGGTAAGAAATACTACGGGGTACCTCCCCATTTCGGCCTGTACAACGCAAAGCAGTATATCATCGAAAACAGTACGGAGATCGCAAAAGAGGTGATTCAGTTATGATCGACATTCAGAGTAAAGTGGTGGATACCATTTTCAATGCCGTGAAAGCTCAGTTTCCGAATGCTGATATCTCGACCGGTTTCGATGAGAAAACTGCTATTTTCCCCTGTGTGGTCGTTGAAGAGGTTGACAACGTTCCGTATCGGAAGACGAACACGGACGATTGTGCCGAGAACTATTCCCGGATTACCTACGAGGTCAGCGTGTACACGGACAGCATGAATAAAGCGAAGACAGACGGACGAAGGATTATCGATGTTGCCGATACTGCCCTTCAGAGTCTGAAATTCCGCAGGATCCGGCTGAACAAACCGCTGAACATCGCAAGGACAATCTTCCGGCAGTACCTCCGGAGCGATGTCATTGTCAGCCAGCCTGTGACGGACGGCGAAACCACAACCTACTATCTTTATCGGAGGTAACGGGTATGAAGAAATGCCCTTACTGCGGTCATGCGGTGGACAAGGACAGCAAAGTCTGCGGACACTGCTATGCCGAGGTTCCTGCTGAAAAGCAGAAAGACGAGCCTGAAAAGGTTCAGAAACAAGGAGTGAAAAAACATGGCACTTGAGTTCAACACCATCGGTGTTAAGCTGGGTTACGCTGTCGGTTCCGGTACGACCCGTCCGACCAGCGGTTATACCAACATCCCGGATATCAAAGGTCTTCCTGGGATTGACCTGACCCCTTCAAAGCTTCAGGTGACCAACCTGATTGACAAGTATCATCGGTACATCGCTGGTGTGCTGGATGCCGGTGATGACATCGCCGTGACCGCCAACCTGACGGCAACTCTGAAGACCCTTTGGGCATCCCTTGTGGCTGCTGCCGAGTCTGCATGGACGAGCGGAAACAGCACCTGGTTCGAGATCAGCATTCCCAACTTCGACAGCTTCTATTTCGCCGGTATCCCGACCGAACAGGGATTCAATGAAATGGGTGTCGATGCTGTCGCTGAAGCGACACTGCACATCATCCCGAATCAGATTGCCGGTTGGGCAGCTGCGTCAACCTAAGTAACGTTGTAAAAGGCAGGACAGGCGAAAGCTTTCCGATGCCCGTATCATCGGATTACTGCCTTTTACATATATAAAACAAACCGATACGGGAGGTAAAGGAAAATGGCAAACAAAGAAATCAATGAACAGGTGAAACCCATTACTCTGCATGATGCAGAAGCTGGCATCGACTACGTGCTGGAATTCAACCGGGAATCCATAAAGTTTGCGGAAGCTCGTGGATTCGACATTGACGATGTCGGAAGGTATCCCATGACGAAGCTTCCGGAACTGTTCTTCTACGCTTTCCGGATGCATCATAAGAACGTTTCCCGTGAGAAGGCTGACAGGATCCTGTTTGACGATCTTGGCGGTATGCCTTCCGGGATGGCTGAACGGCTGGGTGCGTTGTACGCTGCCCCGTTTGAAGCTCTGACCAACAGCGATAATAAGGCAAAAAACTCCAAGATGACGGTGGAGTTCTGACAGAAGAGGATTCACCGTCACAACGAGTTTCATACACTGATATATTCAACGAACTATGCCCCATGTACATTACATACGGGATGACATGGGAGCAGTATTGGTTCGGGGATCCGTGGATGGTTAGGGCATATGCCCAAAGCTATTTGCTGAAGCGGAGAGCCAGGAACGAGGAACTTTGGCTGGAAGGAATCTACATTGCCAATGCATTTCAGACAGTTCTTGGAAACGCTTTCGGTAAAAAGCAACTTAAATATATGGAGAAACCTCTTGATATCTTTGAGAAGACCGAAGCAGAGAAGAAGAAAGAGGTTCGTGATGAACGACAGAAACTGATCAATTGGCTGAATCAGTTGAAGAGATCTGCGGATAATAAACAGGGAGTTGATGATCATGGCAAACCTTGAAACACTTGAATTAACTATTAGCGGAAATGCGGAGAGTGCTTCACAGGGGTTGTCGAGTCTCATCGGCTCCCTGTCTGCTTTATCCCGTCAGGTTGGAAAATCTGTCGGCGGTTTACTGCGTCTGAATAAGGAGCTTGAGAAGCTGAAGGGATTCAGCAATATCAAGTTTTCGGGGATTGAGAAGGTTGCAAAGGATGTTAAGAATGCCATCGACCTTCCGACCGGCAAGCTGGACGCACTCCAAATGAAGATGGAAGGCTTGTCCGAAGCGATGGACAAGGTTGCAAACCGTGGAAACAAGCTTGGTACTGCCAACAAGTACCTTCAGAGTCTGAACGTTCAGAAGCAGATTGATGCGGAAACAAGGGCGTTAAGGGGCGAAACACAGGCATTCAAGGCAAATGCTTCTGTGATGAAGGAATACAAGAACCTTCCTGCCGGAGCTTTCCGTCCGTGGATGTATGGCCCGAAACCTCTGCCGAAGATTGAGAGTGCTGTTGGCAGTGCAACAATGCGGTCTGAGGAAGAAAGACGGGCATTGAATCCGCAGTGGTACAGAGATTACAACACGCCTGAAGGAAGGGCAATGATCCTCGCCAGGAACGAAGCACTGCGTCACAACGGGGATCAGATGTCCATTGCTTCAGATCCTTCTACGCTTGAGCCGTTTAAGGAAGGATACAAGGAAGTAGAGCAGATTGCAGAGGAAACTGCACCGAAATTCCAAAAGCTGAAGGAAGGCTGGCAGAACTTCACCAATGGAATGAAGACCGCAAGCGGAAGGCTAAAGGAAATCATTCCGAGGTTTGGTTTGCTGAACCGAGTGATGCGGATTGCTTCCACTATGATGATCCGCATGGGTGTTCGTGCTTTGTTCAAGGGCATAAAGGAAGGCTTGGACAATTATTATCAGTACTCCAAGCAGATTGGAGATGCCTACGCAAGCACGATGGACAATATGTCCTCGACATGGTCACAACTGAAGAATCAGATGGGAGCTGCTATTGCTCCGGCTCTTACGGCTGCACTTCCCGTACTCAATTCGCTTGCTAGTGCAGCAATCACTGCATTTAATGCGTTAAGTCAGTTGTTCTCACTGCTGACCGGAAAAAGCACATGGTCGAAGGCTACCACACAGGTTTCCGATTACGGCGATGCCATCAACAAAGCAAACGGCGGTGGCGGTGGCGGTGGCATGAAAGAACTGCTGGCTAACTTTGATGAACTGAACGTGATCGCTTCCGAGAGCGGTGGCGGTGGTGGCGGTGGTGCTACTCAATCCGCAGAAGAAATCGGTAATATGTTTAAAGAGATGACCGATTTCGATAAGGGCATCCGGGATCTTGCAACGTTCATTAGAGAAACAATTACGTGGATCAGCAAAAATTTTGATGTTGTTCTTTCAACTGCACTTCTGATCAAGACTGCCATTTTTGGATGGAAAATCAGCAAAGCATTTGAAGGTTCGCTTGCATCTATCGGAAAAATTGTAACAGGAGCTTCTGTGCTGACAATCAGTGCAATTCTCAGTTATGACTTTGGTTCAAAAATCGGAAGCGGAGAAGAACTGAACGCTGGGGATATTATCGAAGGTGTTGCAGGAGTCCTTGCCGGTGCTTTGGGTGGATATATTATCGGCGGTGGTGTTGGTGCTGCTGTTGGTATTGGTATTTCACTGTTTGTTGGCATTACTGGGTATTTTATCGGCAAGAAAGACCAACTTGAAAAGCTTAAATGGGGAAGTACTTCACTTACACCGGAAGAAATTAAGAAGTATGTTCAGAAACAGTTTAGTTTTGACATTTATGCTCAGATTGAATCGCTTGAAATCGAGATCAACAACACAAAGTCTGCAAGGGACAGGTTGAATGAAGTTGTCCATGAACTGAGCTATGACCTTGACAAGGTTCAGCTTGGCATTGACGATTCGCCTGAAATGTTCGCTAAACTCAAAGAGGACGCAGACAATCTTGTTGATAAATTGAAAGATTACCTATCTACCAGCAGCAACCTTGTTGATACATTGTTTACTGTAAGTCCTGTTTCAAAAAAATTACAGAACGGTGTAAAGGGCGATATTTCCGAAGCAGACAAAGTTCTGATTGCTTACTTTGAGGGACAGGGTAAGAAAATCGCTGATGCCTATGACCGTGGTATGAGTACCGGTTGGAAGAACAATGAGAAAAAGGAGATCATGGATCTTCTTGAACATCTTGAAAACATTGTTCAGAAGGCAGATTCTGCCAAGGCATTAAATAAATTCAAGGCTGCAACGAAAATTGGTCTTACCGGTTTGACAAAGGAAACCGCACAGGCAATTCTTGAGGAAACGAGGAAGGCTTACAACGAATACAAGGTAAGCATGGAAAAGGCAACACAGGAAGCCGTTGAATCCCTTCTGTACAGGGCAGAGCTTGCTGAAGCTGCTGGTATGCCTGTAATTGCTTCAAAACTTCGTGCAGATGCCGAAAGTCTTGTAAACAATTTCCAGAAATCAACAGAACAGAAGCTTAACGAAGCAATGCAACCGATGAAAGCAGAATGGTCTGATGCCCTTCGTGAGATTTACGGTTCTGATTACACAAGAGCAATTATCGAACACGTTGGTGAAGGTTTCCGGAGAGATCTTAAAAACAAGCTCAGAAAAGATGAAGGGGAAGCCAAAGCACTTGTACAGGAAACTCTTGATCGTGTTCTGAGAGTGAATAAGATCACAAAGGATGCTGCTGATCTGTTTGGCATTACTGGTTGGGATCTGCTTGGCAACAGAGCGAAGGGAGAGTTTGTTAACTCCATTATCCAAGCTGTTGGCGTTGAAGGTGTAAGGCTAATCAAAGAAACAACGAAGATTAGTGCATTTGATCTGATTACGCTTACCAATTGGAAGAGCTTTGAAAACTCTCAGCGTCTTGAGTTTATCAAGGCGATTGCGAATGCATATGGTTCTTCTGAAGCTCTCAGAGCAGCAAAAGCTGCCGGTATCAATGTTGGAAACGAGATCACAAAGGGTCTTGGTTCAAATGACGCTGCAACAAAAGCAAAGGCACAGGAACTTGTAAACATGATCAATGACGAGATCAAAAAGAGCAAGATCGTTGTCAGTGCTGAAGCAGACCTTGAAGTCAAGATCGAAGCAATCATTGATGCCAAACCTACTATTGGAACTACAAAGAGTTCCACTGTCACGAAGGTTAAAGGAGACGCAACGATTGCAAATGGCAAGAAGGCGATTCCTGTAGCGACTTATGCTACAGGCGGTTTCCCGACACAGGGTGATCTTTTCATTGCCAATGAAGGCCGAACCGGAGCAGAACTCGTTGGCAGTATCAACGGTAAGACCGGTGTCGCCAATCAAGAGCAGATCATCGAAGGCATTCAGCGTGGCGTTGCGGAAGCAAACAGTGAACAGAACGCACTACTCAGACAGCAGAACGAACTGCTCCGTGGGATTCTTGAGAAAGATAATGTTGTCCGGTTTGGTGCATCCGCTGCACTTGGACGGATTGCACGGCAGAGTCTTGACCTGTACGGCAGCATGGTAGGAGGTTGATAGCGATGGCATACAACGGATATCTGATCAAGGTCGGAGGTTCAGCCGGGACGATCCTGCCGATGAAGTATATAAAAACAGAAGGGTATGACATTACTCCGGCACAGAGGTTGGAAACAGAAGCCAAACGTGCTGTGACGGGTGTGTTGCACCGGACTACGGTAGCTCACACTGCTACCAAGGTGGAGTTTAATACCCCGATCATTACGAACACTGCTCTTGAGAATCTGATACTGCTTTTCCGCAGTGCATGGACGGATGTCAGCCAGCGGAAGCTTACCCTTGAATATTATGACATGGAGAGCAACAGCTACAAAGAAGGCACGTTCTATATGCCCGATATAAAATATCAGATTCATCATATCGACAACGAGAACGATGTGGTGTACTACAAAGAAACCCGTATTGCATTCATTGAGTACTAAGGGGGTAAGACAGAATGATTACTCCTTCCGGCGTTACTGCTGCTGTGTATTGGAGTGCCATCAAGGCAGGAAATCCGCAGCACATACGGATTACGTTCCTGGGACAGGGGATTGTGCTGGATGATTCTGATGTGGATATCACAAACGGTGCAACGCTGACAGACATCATCAACGGGGATACAGACCTTGTGTTCGGAAAAGCAGTAAGCAAACAGCTACAGATTTCCATTATCAATTCTGCTAAACTGAGCAATCTGCAATGGACAGGGGAGTTCACGCTTGAGATGGGCGTGGAGATCAACGGAACGACAGAATGGGTTCAGGTTGGCATCTTCTCCGGAGAAAAACCGAACAATGTGACATCTGTGCAGATTATTGCATTTACTGCCTATGACCGGATGATGCTGTTTGACCAGCTTGCAGATAAGTTTGCTGCAAGCATTACCTATCCCGTTACGCTGGCAACCATCTATAGCAACCTGTGTGCGTATGTTGGCATTCAGAAGTTTTCCGGTGACGAGCTTCCGAACATCATGAACCGGACATTCTCTACTGCACCGGCAGAAATCACAGGGTATACTTGCCGGGATATTCTTTCCTGGATTGCGGAAGCCTGTGGATGCTATGCCACGATTGACGAGACAGGGAAAGTCCGGATGGTGTGGTTTACGGACAATACTGCCCATGCGATCACCGGAGACGAGGAGTTTTCCGTTGAGTCTGTCGATGTGAATGACGGCATGACATGGGACGAAGCAGATCAGCTTACATGG